GTTGTTCCCAGTTTGCTTTAAATTGATCGTATGCAGCCTTCAATGGAATTTGTTGCTCTTTCAAGCAAATAGTCCATGCTGCTCTAAATATGTCCTTCAGGCTCTCGTAACTAACCGCTGATGCCATTTGCGCTACGGTGTTGTCCAACTCAATGCCTTTAGGTTTCTCCACAACCTTAACTGGCGCTGATTTAACCGCTGAGTTACCGTCATCATCTTCTGACGCAATGCCAAGCGCACTTTGCAAACTGTAGCGTTTTGCATACGAAATCGCTGAACCGTAACCTTGTGCATCTTGTTTGCTTGCTGGAATAAACAACGTGCCACAAGACAGCTGCTCACCAGACTCATGAATTAAGACTGTTTCGACTGCCACGCCACCGTCTGCCGTATGCAACATTTGCACAAAAGCTAAACCGTTAGCGGACAGAGCAGGCCGCACAGCGTCGATTACACTAGCTAGGCTAGAGTATGCAGATTTAAAGTGTGGGTTTTTACTATCTTTGGCTGCGTGTGACATTGCTGCCTGAGCCGTGACTAATGCTTTTGCTAGTTCTTTCATTTATGTACCTTTTATCGTTGTCCTGACGGGTATGCCAGTAAGATAGATATTAAGGCATCTAAATACATAAGTCAACCCATACAGAAAGATTCTGTTAAGATTGCTACATGAATACAACAGAAATCATTGAAACACTAGGTGGCACGTTTGCTGTAGCCAAGCTATGCCGTGTCAGCCCGCCAGCCGTAAGTCAATGGCGCAACAACGGTATGCCAAGTGACAAACTGGTGCTTTTAGCTTCTGAACTTGAAAAGAAGTCAGACGGCAAATGGAATCGTAAAGAAATCCCCAATTGGCAACAAATCTGGCCTGAGTTGCATAAAGTAAAAAAGCGACTATAATTTAATTGTTGTCGTGGAAGATAACTAAGCCGTTTTAGTCTGTACCTTGAGCCTCCGGGCTGGCATCCTTAAAAAAGATGTTCTTCCACCAAGATACAGATTAAAGCGGCTTTTTTGTTTTTAAAGATAACTGTCAGGGCGCATCAGCTAATAGAGTGACCACTCGTACCCAAAACAGGTTAAGTAAAGATATAAAGTTTTATCCCGTGTGACCCGCACGCCCGAGTAGAGAAATCGAACAGGATATAGACAGAGTAGAGAAATCTACTAAAACCATTTACTCTAGGTATTGATCTTTAACACCTGCAAAGACTGCTAGTGTTTTAGGGAATCTAGGGGTGGGGTGAGTTGCCTGCCACAAAGCTAACAAGCTACAGGTCTGTCGTAAAGGATTTATCCTCAACTACTACGGTGGGTGGGTATAAGGGTAGGGGAACTATTGTCAAATACATTTAACATTTGACGATAATGTCACATATATTGTACAAATACCGACTTTATGTCTCATAAGTGATACATAAATAACAGTAGGTTAAAAACAACAGTTTAATTGCTGCTTTTTTTTAAACATTCTGTTAAGATAACTAAACAATAGGAGATCAACATGACGGAGTGGATTGTTTATTCATTGATTGCAGGGATGGTGACTTTTGTGTGGCTGTGGAAAACTCGACTACAGAAAAACGTGCGACTCGACGTTGACAAACCGTGTCATTGTTTGCATCCCATCAAATGCGATTTGTTTGACAAATGTATGCGAGGTGAAAAATGAACAATCAAACTATGCGTTTGGCTGTAGCGGCTGGATTTCTTGATGGTGACTTGGAATTGTTTCCTGAAACCATTGAACGCTTTGCGGAACTTGTGCGTCAAGACGAGCGTGAGGCTTGTGCAAAGTTGTGTGATGAATTAACAGAAAGCAGTTCAGACCATGAAGCAGGTGCGGCTTTAAATATTCGAGAAACAATCAGAGCAAGGGGTGAAAAATGAACACACAACAAAGAATCCTTAAATTCTGCCTAACGCCACAAACCGTGGTGGATATTGCCGAACATTGTGCGTTAGAGAAAGCGTCTATTTATTCTCATTTGCTTACTTTACAGAGATCCAAAAAGATTGAGAAACGTGGGGACGGTAAACGCAGAGCAATGCCTGCCGTGTTTGTAACCATTCAACAAGCACCTGTTGCAACGCAACATACGGATGATTATCAAAACTTGGTGTTAATTTGGGCGCATAACCCGTTTGGGTCTAAATTGGAGGCAGCGTGAGTTACATAATTGGAAACTTACCGCCCATCAAATGCTTTGTGCGGCGTGAATTTTTATACAATTTTGAGAAAGGTCACGGCGAACTCGAGCCTGCCATTTGGGTAAACATCAAAGCAATCCGTGGGCAAGTGTTCCGCATTGAAAGCCTGTTGCCACGTTATGGCGCTTTGTACGACAAACTACCTATTCAGGCTTATGTGTGGCACATTGATAGTCGTGCTGAGCTACCGTTTGACGTTTTGCAATTGTGGGATTGCATGGGATATAGGTTTACAGTTCACGAAAAAATTGGTTTGCGTAACTTTGGGGTTAAATTCTTAGGTAAAGACAAAAAATGGCATTTTGGCATATACCTGTTTACCGTGGATTTTTGTGCTGATGGGCAGGATTTAGACACAGGCTTTACAGAACAAGCAGAGGAACACAAGAGCTTTAACTTTATTCGATTAGATAATGGGCAATTTGCGGCACAACCCAATAACCGATGTCTTTGGTACGACCAGTCGCTAATACCCGCTAAAACTGATTCCCCTGACTTTCAAGCATCACGCCACATTTGGACTGTAGACGGGTCGCGCAAGTGGTCAGCGGGTGATGATTGGTTTTACGACATAAACGAAAGGGGACTAAGTGAATGAGTTGGCTCTTTTCGCAGGCGCTGGTGGAGGAATACTTGGGGGACACCTCCTTGGATGGCGAACCGTCTGCGCCGTTGAGTGGGAACAGTACCCAAGTAGCGTATTGTGCGCCAGACAAAATGACAAAATTCTCCCGCCTTTCCCGATTTGGGATGACGTACAAACCTTTGACGGAAGACCGTGGCGAGGAATTGTGCAAGTTGTATCGGGAGGCTTTCCATGCCAGGACATTTCAGCCGCAGGAAAAGGCGCAGGAATTGACGGTGAACGATCAAGTATGTGGAAACACATGGCAAGGATCATTGGCGAGGTTAGACCCCAATACGTCTTTGTGGAAAACAGCCCAATGCTCACTACTAGAGGACTTGGAGTTGTCCTTGCAGACCTTTCCAAAATGGGGTTTGATGCAAAATGGGGCGTTGTATCAGCTGCCGACGTTGGTGCAAACCATCAGCGTGAAAGAATTTGGATCAGAGCCGAACAACAAAACATTCTTTCACACGCCAAACACAGCGGGTTTAGACGGTGGCAGCAACAGTCGGAAAGCATTGAAAAAACGTTTGATATGGCCAACGCCCATTGCAAGCAAAGCGGGAGCCTGGAGGGGGGACGGTCAAATATCAATGGTGGCGAGGAATGTGACCACATACGAGGATTATTTAATGTTGACGAAAGGGGCTTGCAAAAGCAAGTTGGACAAATATTGGCCAACTCCTATTGCCAACGATGCCAAAAAAGGGCAATTTTGCAATCCAAAGACACAACAAAACGGGTTAAGTGGTGCTGTTCAAATGTGGCCAACACCAATGAGTACGGAACACAAAGCCAATCGTCAGAACCGAGAAAATCATCAGAATGGATTGACTCAAGCGGTATTGGCAACAGAAACTGGTGGGCAATTGAACCCAACGTGGGTCGAGTATCTTATGGGGTGGCCGCTCGGGTGGACAGACTTAAAGTCATTGGAAATGGACAAGTCCCTTTATGTGCAGCAACAGCATGGGAGTTACTTAAATGAGTGAGTACAGCCCACACCCAGCCATAGAATACATTTGGGACAACGCCTCTGCCTACGCTAAAGCCAAAGGTGAATTGGCGCAGCTAGAGGCGTTTAAATCAAGCCTGAAGGCTATTCTGATGAAAAAGTCAGGCGAATCTACGGTAACGGCGCAGGAACGGGAAGCCTACGCTCACCCAGATTATCAAAATCATTGCCATGCAATCGGTCAAGCCACCGAAAAAGTTGAGTTGTTAAAGTGGCGGTTAACAAGCGCACAACTTAGGTTTGATGCTTGGCGTTCAGAACAAGCCAACAACCGCAACATGGATAAATTAACCAAATGATAGCAAACGACACCCAAACTGGCGGCTCTCATTACCAAGTCAAAATACAACCTTGGGACTACATTATTGAAAATAACTTAGGTTATTTAGAAGGCAATATCATAAAATATGTAACGAGGTACAAAGCAAAAGGTGGGGTTGAAGATTTAAAGAAAGCGCAACATTACCTAAGTAAACTAATCGAAGTTAACTCAAAGGATTGACATGACTATTACCTTTTATTCTGAGCAAGAAGATGGTACGGAAGTGCTGATTACAACCGAGCATGAAGGATTAAACGAAATCTTTGAAGTATTTAAAAACTTTCTGAAAGCTAACGGTTACGATCCTGACGTTTATGATTTTTCAAACGAGCCGCTAGACTTTGATGAGTAGTTGGTTAATAGTGCTGACAGGCTCTATATACGCTTATATTAGCGTTGAACAACTATTTAAGGGTAATGTACCCATGTCGGTTACTTACGCAGGATACGCCCTTGGTAATGTCGGCTTGTATTGGATGGCAAAGTGATCTATTTGTTGACGGCTTTTGTGTTATGCCACCTTGAAGCAGCGTGGGGCTGGTGGGTAGCCTTTGTTTTATGCTTCATTATTGATGCGTTAAGGCGTTTATGAATGACTATTCTGAATGTTTGATTAAGATCAACGCAGGTTTAAACGATTACCGCAATGCTATTTTGCGTAACAATATGTTTGAAGCCTTTAAAATTGCTGAAGATTTGAAACATTTGTGTCAATGGCTTGAAGGTTGGACTTATCAAAAGGTCAAAAGTGGTAACTAAAGCCGAAAAGAAACATTACGACAAACTTGCCCAAATTGGTTGCGTGCTTTGTAAACACTTGGGTTATGGAGAAACACCTGCTCATATTCATCACATACGCAAACTAGGCATGAAACGCAGCAATGCAGACGTTATACCGCTGTGTTCTGAACATCATTTAGGCAAGACTGGCGTACATGGCTTGGGTAGAAAAGCCTTTGAATCAACTTATGGGTTAACAGAAGATGACCTTTTATTAACCTATTGCTCATAGTTCAAGCGGATCAAACCCTAATTCATTAGCAATTTGCGCTGCATAACGTCTAAACGTGTCATCGTGTTTATCCCATTTGGACGTATTCCAACGCTTGCAATGGATCATTTCATGAGCAAGAGTGCGAATAACTGTGGATAAGTGACCGTTTTTAGCTTTAGAGATGGTAATTATGTGGCGTTCTGTCAGGTCGCAATAGAAATAAGTACCCATAGCGTCGAGTTCATTA